TATTTTTTTTATCAGCTCATTAAATAAATAAGCCCCTCTGATTGTTTTACAAAATGTGGCAGGAGATCCCGTAAAATAGCTCAGATTTAATTCGCCCTCGGTAATAATAGTCCCGGCATTTGTAACATCACCACCAAAAACCTGAGTACAAGTCAAATATAGCAGATCACCCTCTAGCAAGGTAATTGTATGAGTAAAATCATTGTCGAAATCAATTTCGTCTCCATTGTCCAATGTAGCCTCGGCCAATTGAATGATTGCCTCAAGTCCACTAATTCCGCTTTTATAAACAGAAACAGTAAAAACACCTGAGCCGGTTCCGCCCTTAAAAGATCCCTGTATATTTCCTGAAAGTGTTAAGTCTGTATCAATTTTTGCTTTGTAGAAAAATTTACCAGCCCAAGCCGATTCTGATAAAACCAAAGTGTTTAAAAACTCAACACTTACGCTCGAAGGCTCGCCAACGGACTGAACTTGATTAACGATCAAATCAAGCCCCAAGACCGCCCTATTAAACCTTCCATCCGTTACCAAATTTATAAACTGAGCACTTTCATTTAACTTCAATGGTGTTATTTCAACATCAACTGCCTCAGCAATATCAAGTGGAATAGTGTACTTTATGTCCTCGTATGCCTTAATTCTTGCCGAAATATCCCCTTCCATTACCGTAACCGTAACTTGATTCAGTTCGTCATTAAAGGTGCTAAAGTCAATCTCTCCAGTATATTTATTTAGATATTGCCACGTACCGGGATTTAATTCATCAATATAAAGTAGCGCACTCCCGTTTAACCCCTTTGTATAGAACTCAGTTCTTAACAGCCAAGCCCCGTCCAAAACAAATTCCAAAGGCACGGTAAAAGTCCTGATCATTCCGTAATACGTCTGTGACCGTGACCATTTAATTATATTTTCCTCCCACCCGATCGGTGCATTTGGCAATACGTATGTTTCTCCGTTGATAAATAACGAGTACTTAAATTTCTTCGGTTGTAATCCTAAAAAGTCTAATAGTCCCATTTAGTTTATATTTCGATTACGGTATGATTGTCCTTTCGAGGTGCTGTAATAGGAAACGCCCTTACCTGATCTTTGCTTAGTAGATAATATTGCGTTTACTATGCTTTTTTCGCTCTGCTTTGTAGCCGAAATTACGTCCTTCATATCAATCGAACCAGCACCTGCATAACTTAACTGATCGGGACTTGAAAGTATTTTCATTAAGTCTTTATTTGATATAAACTCGGTACCTTTTTGAACCATCCCCACCTCTGGAGTTGAATTAGTTAATGACATTTTACCGTCAGGGTCAATTCTTAATTCTGTTCCGTGACCAAATTCTGCCAGCCCTGTTTTATCCATCACGCCACCATCTTCAAATCTAGGTAAACGGGTTGCTATTGCGGTCGCTAATTGAGTAGCCCCCAAGGCCGCAATTAGGATTGATAAAGGGATGTTAGGCAAAGCCTGAGCAACCGCCGAAGCAGTTGAAACAATGATCTGAGCGATACCGGCCAGTTTATCAAATTTAGCACGCTCAATGTCTAACTGCCGTTGTTTACGTTCTAATATTTCTTTTTTATTTTCTGCCTGAGCGTTAATAATTGAAATTCGGTCGGCTTTTTCCTGCTCTGATGCGATTGATCTCTGAACTGAATCAATATCTCGTGCTTTCTTTATATCAATCTGCTCACCTTCTTTAATTAGTAAGTCCTCTGATTGCCTGAATTGACCCTGAACGATTGCAATAGCGAAATTACCAAGCTCTTGAGCGATTTCTTTTCGCTTACCTATTATCTGTCGTTCCCGTTCTTGAAGCCTTTCTAAATCTTCTATTTGATTGTCAACAGTTTCCTTTGATAGCTTCTGCTTAAATTCAGCAAGTTTTTTTTCGTTATCAAGAGTATCAATCCCGGCAGCTTTTTGTAGGTCGATCAATAACTGAACGGCTCTAATATCCTCGTTAATTAAATCGGCTGTTAGCTTTCTTTGAATCTCTACACGCTTTTGAGCATATTCCTCGGCCGTTAATTTACCTTCGCTAAATTGTTGTGCTAAGATCAATAATTCGCTTTGAGACGATTCCGATAATAAAGATTGTCGCTGTTCTGATGCTAAAGCTAATTGATCGAGCAATACCTTGTCGGCTTTTTTTGCTGCTTCAATCTGACTATTAAACTGTGATTCCAATGCATCGAGCTCAGCTTTTTGAGCGTCTTTCCTTATTTTTAAACGGTCTTTACTTGCTTCTAAATCTATTTCTTTTAGTTTATTACTTGATTCTAAGGCGGTTAAAACCTTTTCGTTTTTAGCGTTGATGATTAGCTGGTTTGATTTATCTTCGAAAGACTTAACGGCCTGAATCCGTTCGTTAAATGTTGATAACTCACTTGAAAGAATAGAATCAGCCGTCAATTTAACGTCTTTTAATTTCTGCTCTAAGACTGATTTACGGGTATCGGTTCCGGTTGTAGTTGTTTTTTCAGGGTCAAGTAAAGTTTTTGCTAATTCTTCTTCTCCACCGGCGTACTTTACAAGAAAGTCTATTTGGCCTTTTATTATTTTTGCATTCTGGTTCTGCAAAGATGTTGCTTGCTTTGCTCTTAAGTCAGACGGTTTGTTTACATTTCCTTCAATTTCTCGGTTTAATTGTGTTTGCGTAATCTTGAACTTTTCCTGTGCATTAGTATAGGTTTTATTCAATAAAATAGCTTTTTTTGTTAATTCATTAGCTCCGTTTATTTTTTCATTTGAATTTGCAATTCTTATTTTTTCCTTTTGAAAATCTATATCCTGTAAATTACCCGAAAGTTCCTGAATCTTTGATGCCGCTGCCCTAGCTTTTGCGTTTTGTAATATATCTTTACTTAGCTGACGATAAGCCTCTGATTCTTCACCGTTAAGCAAGGATTGAATCTTTGAATTTTTAAATGCCTCTGGAAAATCTTTTTGAAGTTGCCTTCCGAATTTTATTCTATCTTCTATTGCTATATTAACATTTGTTGCTGATTTATATAACACATTTAGCTTAGTTGTCTGTTCCCCATAATCCTTAGATGCGGTTTTTTGGACATCATTTAACGATGATAGGTTAGAAGCAAATTGACCTATTTTTGTTTTAAATATTTCAAGTTTTGAAATTAGATTTATTATCGGATCTGTTATTATGCCAATTATTCCGGCAATGCCAAGCCCTGGAAGTATATAAGCAGCTTGCCTAAGAATAGAAAATGCTTTACTTGCACCTCGGGTTAGAGCACTTGAATAATTACCTACATTTCTTTGTGCCCTTCCTGTAGCTGCCTCGAGTTCCTTGACCTGTGAAGTAAGCCCCGTCACAACACCCTGTAATCTTACCCCCTGTGAACTTTTACGCTCAGATGCAGAAAGATTATCGTAAGCCGAGGCAAGTCTAATCAGGGCAGCCCGTCTTTGTTCGAGTGACCCCTTGGCGGAGTTTAATTCTCTTACCTGATTTTTTAATGCAGCTGTATTTCGGATTAAATTCGCTTTTTCTTCCGCTAATAAAAAAGCCTGTTGTTTTTTAGTAAGATTTGACTTTTGGGTTGCTTGCGTATTTGTAACCTGCGCTGTGGTTTGTGCCGAAAAAGCATTAGCAGATCGGCCTCTTGATAGATTGGTTTCATTAAGCGTGGATGTGACTGCCTCGTTACCTTTTGCCGACTGAATCGAAGCTTCGATTTCAGCTTGTGAATTGGAAACTATCGTTTGTCGTTTTTTATTTTCTAAGGCAATTTGTTTATTAATTCTAACTTCTTCTTTAGCTGATATTTGGTTGCGCTTTTCTTCTATTCTGGTTTCAATTAGGATAGTTTGAGCCTGTACTTTGTTTAGGTTCGCAACCGCTTGAGCTGCTTTTTGATTATTGACCTCCAAATCCTTTATAGATTTTGAGTTGCCCAAAACACCGTTAAGCTTTATAGCAGCCTCAATATTATCAACTAAATTCTTTTGAGTTATGGTCAATTTGGCCGAAAGATCATCCAGCTGCTTATACGCTTTACTCGATACTATACTATCAATTCTTTCTTCGTTTGCCATTGTATAACAAAAATAACTATTTTTTTGGTTTATTATCTTCTTTAAACAATTTCACAATTGCAACAAATTCTGAAACCGTTGTTTTTTTAGCATCGATCCTGAATCCTTGCCATTTAGATAGTTGAGCTAAAATTAGATCGTAATCGTTTGGTTCGGCATCTTTACTATTTTGCTGCAATCGTTCTAAGTCGTCATACAAAGCCCGGTACTTCAGCATTAATCCTTTTGCCTGAGTAACTGTTATTTTAAGGTCATTTAATAAACCATCACCAGGCTCATATTTATGCCTAAAACCAAGGCTCCGTAAACAGGCAACTAAATCAGGATCGTACCTTAAGGCCAAGTTATCTACAATCGTTTGAATGATTGCCAACTTGTTAGGAATCGAGTAATATTCACGCAAAAGGGTCAGTAGGTACGTTGATTGCTTGTTCTCTGATATATTATTGTACTCTGAAAATATCAGCTCCCATGCCTGAGATAATTCCGCTTTAGAAGGATACCCATATCTGATTAAATTTCGATAATTATTGGTAGTTAATATCTTAATAAAATTATAGAGGGGTAATTCTGAGCAGTTATTGAAACACGAGCCCAGACCTATCTTTGATATAAGACTTGATACCTTCCCATACAATTGTTTTTGCATACTCTTTTTTGCTATCGGGCGTTAAACCAAAAATATCTTCGGTATATTTTTTGACTAAGTTAGAAGTTTTTCCATCCGATGAATCAATAAAAAAAGATGTGTTTGTGACCCGAACATTAAAGCCTCTAAAAAAAGCTCCTGTTAAATATAAATCCGGTCTACCAAAACCCGGCAGCGGGTTTAATTTATTTTTCTCGAGCGCATAACTTAAAGATCCGTATAAGCGCAATGCTTCGTTATTGCTATCTTCTGAATCATTGTACAATTGCCTTTGATTTAGTTCTATAATACTTTGCTTAGTGTTGTCAATAATAATAGGAACTTGCACAGGCAAATTAATTGACTGAACTCGCAATAACATATTTTTAATCGTTCCCATTGCCTTAAAAAGCCCTTACATTACTGCAAGGGCTTTCATCATTTCTGCTTTTTAATCTGATCGTAGATAGCTTTCAAGTCAAGTTGAGGATAAACTTTTTTGAACTCTTTAACAAATTCATCCTTGGTCAGTCCTTTTACGAACTTGATATTGAATGAAACGCCTTTCATTACACAACAGTTAATGTAAGGGCTTCATAGCCTTCGATACCTGCGGCAGCTAATACAGTCGGTGCTGCAAGGGTAATAGTCACGCTTCCAGAAACAGGTGGCGAATCTACCGTCACGGTCCAAGCCTTTAGCGTTGCATCAATAACAACAGATGTTATTGTAAGCGATGCTCCGTTTGCCGCATTGCGAGCAACCCATAACGGAACCGAGGCCAATTCGGTACTAAAGGTATCGTAAAGGTCAAGACCGCTGCATCCTGTTTTTGCCTTTATTTTTAATATTGGCAAATCAGATCCGGTAGTTTCTGACAAAGCAATGTCCTGTAGCCCGCTCAAAGTTGCAAGGTCTGCTAAACTCATTTGAACAAAACCAATAGAATCATTCAAGTAAATTGGCTTGAAAGCAATCTGCAATACATAAGCAGTTACATTTGTGCCATCGTTTAATTTCAATGGGTTTTGATAAAACAAGTCAAGCGGAATGCCCTTCAAGGTTGTTCCTGACTTCCATCCAACTAATAGGCCGTTTGCATCAAACAATAAAACAGATCTGTTCGACCCGTTAAATTTACGCAGTGACTTACTTAGGCATAAACCGCCCTGAATGAATTGGAAGGACAGGTTGTAAAGCCCTTCACGAGTTACGGCAATACCGCCATATCCCAAAGTTTGAATTGTAGGTGCTTCCGAATTATCGGTTAAGGCTTCAAAGGTTCCCAAAGGGTACACCCTGTCGGCTGCTACGGCCGAAATGTCTGCCTGAATCGCTGCCAGCAACGTAGCGGCTGATTCTGTCTCGGCTGCGGAATACGCACGGTCGGAAGGTACTAGAATACCCCCAACTATGTTTTTAAGGTCAAGAAAGCAATCCCCGAACCCTGTATTTCCTCCTGCGATAAGGCAATCTTTTTGATTTAATATACTCATTTTCTTAGCAATTTATCAAGTTAATTTTTAGTTTTAAATCTCTTATTTCCATACAATCTAACCAATCGTTAAAAACATTTCCCTCAGATCCATAAAGCCCCTCACGACCCCAATAGAGCCTGTCTATTTTGGTATGCCCTAAAGTATGAATTCCATAATTCAGGAACTTACCGGATAAACTAATCTGCTTCAAGAACTCTAAATAAATCGGATACAAAATAGGCTTAAAGTTTTTTACATACCTTTCGCCAGCCTTGTAATCCGGTCTTGTCGAGTTCACAATCACAAGATGCAGGGTTGCTTCATTGTCAATTCCAATCTGTAGATTATGAGCCTCTGGAAAATCTTGAAACAATGCGATTAACGGATATTTCCGAAACTGATAAGTTTCTGATTTATCTTTTTGCATTAGCGTTTCAATAATCTCTTTCGGATGCCCGTGCTGATAATGAACTGCCGTAATAGCAGGATCAATCACCTGTAATTGTGCCAATAAAGCAGTAGAAACTTTCGCAACTACATCTTCAATCAATTCAACTACATAGACAGGTATCATATTCCTAAATTGTTTTTACGGTGAAATATTTCAGGCCAATAATCGCATTCTTCATAATTACCCCAGAACTCGTAATCAGGTGACCATCCAAAATAAAACCACCTGTTTTGTGAATAGGGATTCCATTCAGGATACACACTTTTGTTCTGGTCTAGGTAATGGATAAATGCTTTCTGCCAATTTACCATTTCATTCCATGCTCTGACAATCTTAGGAAGGGCAGACACTATAACTGCATTCTCTGCTGTTGGTCTGACCTGACCTATTCCCGTGGTTTGCTCGATCTCTTTTTGAAGGTATTTGCTATAAACAAAGTTTGCTATCACGCTTTCTTTGAGATTGTTTTCAAATCCCATCCATTCGTAATCTCTTCCATTTGCTTCATACACAATACCTTCCAAAAGGTCAATCCACCTTTGCTCCGCTCCTGAAATAGGATCTATGCCCGCAATAAATGCAGTATATAGTGAGAGCCCCATAAGTTGTTTCAAGTATACCGGCTCGTACTTATTAATAAGCAGTTGCAAGTCCTCTCTAACTTCGAGTTGGCTTTTTTGTGCGATTGTTATCTCGCCACGGAAATAGGTATAGTCAATAATCATTACTCTTCCTTAAGCTCTTTTTGTTTCTGTTTTAAAAACGCTTCTTTTGCTTTAGCAACAGCACCTTTTTCGTCAAAGATTTTTGAATCAAACTTAGCACCTAAAGACTTCAATTTCTCGACTGTCTTGTGATGAATTGCGTATTCTGAACCTTTACTGTAAAGTGGCGTAGTTCTGCCTTTAATATTGTAATCTTCCTTGAAGGTTACAACCCGGGTGTTGTCTAAACGATTGCTCATATTGTATTATTTAATTGTTGGTTACGAAATCGGAGCAGCGATAGCAGCTGTAATATTTGCCCATGTATCGTAAAGAACTGAGTTCTCACGATTCGAAGGGATGTAAGACAAGAACCGCTGATAACCTCTGAATGAGGTGCGATCGTATCTGAAATCTGCTTCGTTTAATCCACGCTCAAACACCATAGCTCCGTAGGCTTTAATCTTGAATCCAAGATCACGACCAATAACCAAAACATGAGTTGATGCGATGTCCTCGTAATCTACCCATTCGATCCGAACACCTGATATAAACAGTCTGCCCAGGCGGTCTGTGTAAACCATGTTCTGATTTTGGTAACGCTCGTTCAGATCCTTTAGTATGTGAATCCTGTACCATACATCAGATGAAACAAAGGCCATTCCAGCCTCTTCACGATTGTAAGCCATAAGGGCAAAAACCGCAACCAGATCATCAATGTAGTTTGGATTTTCAATAACGTTATCAAAGGCCGGCGTAGGGCTGAACTGAATCGCATTGGTTTTAAGGCCAAGCGGTGCTTCGGCATTAACAGCAGGGTTGTTGTTCAAAAGTCCATCGTTAATACCTTCTCTCATTTGCTCGTCAAAATCCTCACGAATCCAGTTTTGCATTGAAGGTACGTCCTGCAATAGCTCATCCTGAATGGTTCCAAAGATCGCTATTTTTTTTGCATCAACCTTGCCTGTCGATAATCTGAATGAACGCTTAGGCTTGATTTGACCGGAAAGAATCCAATCTGCTGAACCAGGATCACCTGAAACACTTGCGCTGTCTCCGATTTCTTCTTTTTGAAGATAAATCAAAGCTGGTACCCCAATTGTTTGAATCTCGAAATAATCAAGAATCATATTCCGCTTGTGGCGAATCTTGTAAAGCTCTGGATCAACAAAGCGTCCTGTAAAGGCTGTCATATCCGTTCCAGTAACTCCCTCGAAAGTTTGAGGATAACCGAAATCTTCGGGAGCCTTAACTTCGATTGAAGCAGTTTCTCTGGTTTTTACCCCGTCAACAAAGGTTTTATTAATAAACTCCTCGATTGACTTTACGGTAACGAACTCACCTTTCTTTTTACCCTTGCCTGTATTTTCCTCTTTCCCTGCGTTGTCTTTCTCCTGCAATTCAGCAATTTGAAGCAAAATTGTAGAGTTCTGACTATTAATGCTCTCCATCTTAGCCAGAACTTCTTTGTCTGTCATAGTTTTTAAGCCTTCTTTAAGGGTTACAAGATCAGCCGTAACCGAATCAAAGTCAGATTGTTTTGCACTTTCACCAAGCAACGTTTTAAACTGCTCGAGTTGTTCCGCAATTTCTGCAATTGCTTTCAGCTCAGGAGTTGATGTATCACCACCCTCGGTACCGTCTCCTTTGTCACGGTTCATTCGGTAGCTAAACGGCAACATTGTCGCCATAGCTAATCCAAGCCCGGATTTCAGATACACTGTGTCCGCAATAAAGGCAATTAAAGCCAGTACGAACAGCCAAATAAAATTTGTTTTTTTCATGATTTTAAATTTTAGTTTTTAATTCTTTTAACGCTTGTAATAGGCGAGTGTCAGCTTTTGACGGCTCTTTTATAGGTGCTTCAACGGCGGCCTTTTTATCTTCTGAGGATGAATAGTTGCCCGTGTGCTCGTTTGCTCCAAACAAAACACAACTGTTTTCTAATATCCTGATTTCGGTTAATGCCCAAAAAAACTTATAGGTATTAACAACATCTTTATTAATTACGTCTGGAAAATATTTATCCCAGTTCTTTTTATATTCCTCGTCTTCATCCAGCGCACTATCAATGCAAAGCTTCATCTGAACGATGTAATACCCGATCGAGTGTTGCTTGATCTGATTATCTTTGTAAAGAAGGAAGGTTTTTTTATCGTAATCCTTCGGCACAATTGAGCGCATCATTAATGCCTGAGCCTTTTTAATATCGCTTTCTATGCCGAAATATAACAGATCAAACATTTTTGCATAAAGCTCTGGATCTTTCCCGACAATATCATCGGTGCTGTAATCGTGGTTTTTTAAATGGTAAACAATTGATTTATCCTGAATGCACTTTTTCCAGCAATCTTTTACACATACATCAATATAGCTATCTGCCCAGCCCGATAGGTTTGCAATATTATTGACTTCGATCTCGTCCTCGAGCATCGGTGAACCGTCTTCCTTGATTGTCTGCCTTTGATTAACCGGCAGACAACCCCAGTTGTAAATATCTGATTTTATGGGCAAAGATTTTTTTTGCTTGATCAGCTTATCTACATTTTGGCGTAGATAGGAATGCAGTTCTGCATTTGACTTAAAAGAAGGTAGTTCTATTCTCATTTCTGAATAGGTT